CTTCAGATGGCGTATCCGTGTATCGTTTACGCCCTCGACAATGCCAAGAAAGAGTACGCAGGCAATAAAACCTACAGTTACACCGACCGATATCTGGTGACACTAATCACCAGAGATCCGGACATATCTGTCCGTGGTGTAATCGCAAGGTTGCCGATGTGCAGCTTCAGCCGCGCATATACAGCGGACAACCTTCACCACTATGCCTACTCACTTTACTTCTGAAGGGGAGTAACGAATGACCGCCCTTCTTTGGGATCAGGCCGGACAGCGCACCTATGAGACCGGTGTCGACAAGGGTGTCCTGTACATCCCCAACGCGCTCGGTGTCTACGACACTGGTGTCGCCTGGAACGGTCTTACCACCGTCACCGAGTCGCCCTCCGGTGCTGAGGCGAACAAGCAGTACGCCGACAACCGTGTGTACGCCAACCTCCTGTCTGCCGAGCAGTTCGGCGGCACGATCGAGGCCTTCACCTATCCTCCGGAGTTCGGACAGTGCAACGGCACTGCTTCCCCGACTCCCGGTGTCGCGGTCGGACAGCAGACCCGCAAGTCTTTCGGGTTCAGCTACCGTACCCGCCTCGGAAACGACCTCGAGGACACCGAGTACGGCTACAAGATCCACCTCGTGTACGGTGCGAAGGCTGCTCCGTCCGAGATGGCCTACGCCACGATCAACGACTCGCCCGAGGCGATCACCATGAGCTGGGAGATCACCACGGACCCGGTCGACGTTCCGGGAACCAACCCCGAGACGGGCAAGCCGTACAAGCCGACGGCCACGCTGACGATCGACTCGACTCAGGTCGACGCAACCGCTCTCGCAACGCTCGAGGACATGCTGTACGGCACTGCTGGTACCGACGCGACGCTCCCGACTCCGGGCGACGTGATCGCTCTGTTCAGCGGGACTGTCGCAGTCGCCACCCCCACGGCTCCGACGTACAACTCGACTACGCACGTCATCACCATTCCGACTGTCACCGGTGTCACCTACAAGATCAACGGTCTCACCGTCACGGGTACGAAGACCATCACCGAGGACACCGTCGTCACGGCTCACCCCAACACCGGCTACAAGTTCCCGCCGGTTACGGACGACGACTGGTACTTCGACTTCGTCTAGGCCTGACAGAAAGGAGGCCAGAGAATGCTCACACTCCATGTAGTACTCAAAGAGGGTTTCGACCAAGAGAAGCGGGAATTCGTCACACTTGCTGCGTTTGATCTAAACTTGGAGCATTCTCTGGTCTCCCTGTCAAAATGGGAGTCACACTTCGAAAAGCCTTTCTTGGGAAAAGCGGAGAAGACCCCAGAAGAAGTCTTTTGGTACGTCAAAGCCATGGCTTTGGACGATGATGTTCCAGAGGAAGTCTTTCTCAGGCTAAACGAAAAGCATGGCGAACAGGTAAACGAGTACATCCAAGCGAAGATGACCGCTACCTGGTTCTCCAATCAAACACCGTCTCGGAACAAGGAGATTATTACGGCTGAAGTCATCTATTACTGGATGATTCAGCTCAACATCAATTGGGAAGCTCAATACTGGCATCTGAATCGGCTTCTGACGCTTATCCAGGTGTGTAACCAGAAGAGCACACCTCCCAAGAAGATGAGTCCCTCCGAGGCTGCCCGAAGGCAGCACGAGCTCAATGAGCAGAGACGAAAGATGCTGGGCACTTCCGGGTGAGAGGAGGAAACTGACTTGACAAGACTCGATTGGTCAACCGCGGGTTCACGGTATTACGAAGCGGGTGTTGACAGGGGAGTTCTCTACCTCCCTGACAAACCGGGTGTCGTCTGGAATGGTCTGACCGACGTCACTGAGAACCCCTCCGGTGGTGACGCCAATCCGTTCTACCAAGATGGCATCAAGTACTCGAACAATTCGAATCCCGAAGAGCTCGAGATGACCATATCGGCTTTCACATACCCGCAGGAATTTGCGGAATGCAATGGTAATGCACAGCCACGATCAGGGCTTTACATTGCTCAGCAGCGTAGAAAGTCTTTTGGCCTTACCTATCGGACCATGATCGGTAATGATCTGGAAAGCGATGCGGGTTATCGCATTCATATCATCTACAATGCTACCGTTTCCCCCACTTCGGAAGCTCACCAGTCATTTTCCGACAAGATGGACCCGATGGAGTTCAGTTGGGGTATCACAACTCTTCCTGAACGCATACCGGGTTATCGACCTACATCACACGTCGTAATCGATACGCGTAATACTGATCCTGAGATCGTCACGTTGATCGAGGACATCCTTTATGGAACCGAAGCGGACACAGCGCGTCTGCCTAGCTTCTCGGATATTCTCGCCGCTTACGACACTATCTCCACGCTCACAATCACCGACAACGGTGATGGTACGTGGACCGCTACGGCACCGTTCGATGTCATTCGCATGATTGACGACGACACGTTCGAGATCACATCCAATACGGCTACATATCTCGACGAGGACACCTACACCATCAGCTCCGAGTAGAAAGGTGGTTATGTGGCTACTATCACAGGTCTGACAGCCTCGAGAATGCTCGCTATCGAAGCGGCAACCATTGTCGATGGCGATTTCGACTCCGCAGGTCACCTCATTCTCGAGAAGCATGACGGTACCCAGATCGACGTCGGTCACGTAGCAGATGCTACAACCGGCGCCAAGGGAATGGTCGAACTCGCGACCGATGCGGAAACTCAGGCGGGAACCGACGCTACTCGCGCTGTTACTCCTGCCAGCCTTTTCTCGATCCCGGGAAACAAGGTCCAGATCCTCGGTACAATTCCGGCTGAGTCGGCTACCCCTGCTTCATATCCTCTCGGTATCTCTCACATGATGCTGACTGGATCTGAGGGTTGGTCGGTAAACAGCTCGACCGGGTCTGTCATGACCAACCGCCCTCACACGGACCGTACTCAGCAGACGTTCTACTCGAACCCTGGTGGTACGGGTAACCCCAGGGCGTGGGTCAGGTATTACCACACGTCCAACAATGGTGGTGGCTGGACCGCTTGGCGACAGCAGATGATCATGAATGATCTGAACACTGCGTCATTTTCCCAGTCGACGTCATTCACATCCTATCCGACGGGTATTTCTAGGCTCTACTTCACGACTTCGAGTTCCACGGGTTGGGACTTTGCGGGTCTTGCGGGTGAGATTCAGACATATTCGGACGGTACGGACTTCGCCAAGCAGGATTTCACCAGTCATGTCGGTGGAAGTTCCGGGGTTCCCGTACGTTGGTTCCGAACCGCTAACTCGGCTTCGGGTTGGACCAACTGGCAGAAGGTCCATGTTGAATTCCCGGCTTCGACCCAGTGGACTCCTACGTGGACTACTTCTTCGGGTCTTCGTCTCCCATCTCTCGGTAATGCAACTGTTGATTGCCGATATTTCAAGGATGGGCGAAAGGTCGACTGCAAGTTTGAAATCGTGTTCGGAAGTTCCACCAACTTCGGTGCCTCTCCTACCACGACCGACAACTGGTTGTTCAGTCTTCCTGTTGCGGCAGCCCGAACTGGCGACTCCATGGGATTCATCCACATGCAGAATGGTGGAACCGGAACCAGCATGATGATGGCACGTGCCAAGACCAGTACCACTACCACGTTCATCCTGAGCATGGCGGGTGGGATGTTCAGCGGCACCCCCGTTAACCCTGGTGACGTCGACTCCATCTCTCCCTGGACATGGGCGTCTGGCGATTACCTCAGAGGGAACTTCACCTACGAGTCGGCTTCCTGACTCATATTCACCGAAGGAGGCCTAAATGGCTGTCGGTTTCGACGTAAGCAAGGCCACGCTCGATCAGAAGGCGGCACAGGCAGTAATCGCTGTCCGTTCGGCCTTCGACAAGGTGGAGAACGTCGCCAAGTGGCTGGCAAACCATCCTTCCGATGGCACCGACCCCCTGGTCGAGCTGTTCGGATACACCGTTGACGAAGCATATGTGCTCCGAGTGTTCTTCGAGACGCTCGACTCGGTTCGTGTCGTCAACAGCAGCACGTTCGATCTCGGACGGAAGCTGACAGGTCTGGAGTAAACGAAAGGAGGGCCGAGATGATAACCATAACAACTGTCGGTTCGTTCAAGAACACCGAAGCATTTCTTGCTCACGTAGCAAAGGTGGATATTCGCGGTATTCTGGAATCTTGCGGTCAAATGGGCGTCTCGGCCCTTTCTTCAGCTACACAGATGGAAACAGGTTTGGCATCCCATTCGTGGGATTACGAAGTCACCGTATCCGGTACTAACTATGAACTGGCCTGGTTGAACACGGACGTCGAGAATGGATTTCCAGTGGTCATCATGCTTCAGTACGGACATGGAACCGGAACTGGGGGCTACGTTCAAGGGCGTGACTTCATCAATCCGGCTATCAAGCCCGTATTCGATGCGATATCCGACAAGGTATGGAAGGCGGTGACCGCCACATGAGCTCGTCCATCGATGAGCGTATTGTTAAGATGAAATTCGACAATGCCGCCTTCGAACAGGGCATTGCTCGAACTCGTGATTCTCTTGGTCGGTTCACCAAGCAGCTCGAAATGAAGGACGCTACAAAAGGTCTTTCGGAAGTAGACGCTGCAGCCAAGAGGATGTCGCTCAAGAACCTGGAATCGGCCGCTCAGGCAGTCGGCGACAAGTTCAAAGCGATGTCGGTTGTCGGTATCACAGCCTTGGCTAGTTTGACCCAGAGGGCGATGTCCGCTGGTTTGCAAATGGCCAAATCGCTGACATTTTCTCCGGTGATGGACGGTTTCCATGAGTATGAAACCAACCTGAATTCGGTCCAGACCATTCTGGCTAACACCCAGGCTGCTGGTACAAACCTGAAGGACGTCAACGCAGCTCTCAACGAGCTCAACCATTATTCCGACCAGACCATCTACAACTTCTCCGAGATGGCGAAGAACATCGGTACCTTCACGGCTGCTGGTGTTGGTCTCAAGGAATCGACCGCGGCGATCAAGGGTATCGCCAACCTGGCCGCTCTGTCTGGCTCCAATTCGGAGCAGGCGTCTGGTGCAATGTATCAATTGTCCCAGGCCATTTCCGCAGGCAGAGTCTCGCTTGAAGACTGGAACTCGGTTGTTAACGCCGGTATGGGCGGTACCGTATTCCAGCGTGCTCTGGCACAGACAGCGGTCAAGATGGGCACCCTGAAGGATGGTGCAGTAAAGCTCAAGGGTGAGATGAAGAATGTCACCATTGGCGGCAAGTCTTTCCGTGAGTCCATCACGGCTAAGCCTGGCCAGGAATCATGGCTGACTTCAAAGGTTCTGACCCAGACTCTGGCACAGTTCACCGGTGACCTCACCGATGCTCAGCTCAAGGCACAAGGCTTCAGCAAGTCTCAGATCAAGGCCATTCAGGATCAGGCCAAGATGGCTAAGGCCGCGGCTACCGAAGTCAAGACCCTTACACAGCTCTTCGGAACTCTGAAGGAATCCATCGGCTCCGGTTGGTCTCAGACCTTCCAGACCATATTTGGTGACTTCTCCGAAGCAAAGGGTCTGTTCACAGGGGTAAGTAACTCCCTCGGTAAGATCGTCAGCGACTCTTCCAATGCCCGAAACAAAATGCTTTCGGATTGGAAGAAGCTCGGCGGGCGAGACGCACTTATTTCTGGACTCGGTAACGCATTCAAGGCTCTCGGTTCGGTAATCAAGCCGATTCATGACGCCTTCCGTCAGATATTCCCTGCCACCACAGGGAAACAACTTGCGGACATGACCAAGAACTTCCGGGACTTTACCGAGAAGCTCAAGATCGGAAGCGAAACTGCTGACAAGCTGAAGCGAACCTTTGCAGGCGTCTTTGCCGTATTCGGCATTGTGATTGATGTCGTAAAGGCTGTCGTTGGTGCTATCTTTGACTTTGCTGGTGCGGCTACCGAGGGTTCCGGCGGGATTCTCAACTTCACCGCAAAGATTGGCGATTTTCTTGTAGCCCTCCGTAATTCCCTCAAGGAAGGGAATGCGTTTACCAGGATTTTCGCAGCGATCGGTAAGATCCTCCTCATTCCGATTACAGCATTCAAGACCCTGGCCAAGATCGTTTCGAACTTCTTCTCTCAGATGGGTCTCGGATCGGTCAATGCCGAGAAGTCAGTCACGGGATTTGCGGCCAAACTCTCCCCAATGGGGAAGCTCTTGGATGCCATATCTCAGGGCGGCGACAAGGTCATCGCCTTCATCAAGAAGTTTGGTGACGTTGATTTCGGATCTGTAGCCACCAAGATTGCGGACTTCTTCCGTGGTATCGGTGACTATATTTCTGAAGGCCTTTCGGGTATCGACAGCGGCAAGGTGTTCGCTGGAATCAATACGGGTCTCTTTGCGGCTCTGGTTCTCTTCATCAAGAACTTCGTGTCCAGCTTCGGGAATGCTGGTGGTCTCGGCGATATTGCTGAATCCATCACCGGTGTATTTGATGAGCTGACCGGAACCCTTTCCGCGATGCAGAGCACGTTGAAGGCCACTGTACTCCTCGAGATTGCAGCAGCTCTCGGCATCCTCACTATATCTGTGGTGGCGCTGTCAAAGATCAACGTTGAGAACCTCAGCAGGGCTCTCGGGGCTCTGACCGTCATGTTTACCCAGTTGTTCGGGGCTATGTTCCTGTTCAACAAGGTACTTGGCGGTGCCGGTATGGGCCAGATGATCAAGCTCGGTGCGGCGATGATTGTTATCGCTCTGGCCGTGGATCTTCTGGTTATTGCGGTGAAGCAGCTTGCGGATCTGGACTGGAACGGTCTCGCTAAGGGTCTTACTGGCGTTGTCGTTCTCCTCGGAGCCATGGCTGGTGCGGCTAAGCTCATGCCTTCCGGGACAGGTCTTATTTCCACAGGACTGGGCATGATTGCCCTTGCTGCGGCGATCAAGATTCTCGCCAGTGCGGTAACAGACCTTTCGGGACTTAGCTGGCAGGATATGGCAAAGGGTCTCGTCGGGGTTGGCGCACTTCTGGGTAGTCTTGTACTGTTCACGAAGTTTGCCGCGGTTGAGAAGATGGGTGTCACCCAGGGCGCGAGCCTTATTCTGCTTGCTGCGGGAATCAAGATTCTCGCTAGCGCCATGCAGGATTTCGCCAAGCTCTCTTGGGAAGAGATAGCAAAGGGCGTTGTATCGATGGCGGGATCGCTCGCTATCATATCCGGTGCCCTCAAGCTCATCCCCGCTGATGCCATCGGCGGAGGTGCCGGGGTTGTACTGGTTGCAGCGTCAATGCTGCTAATCGGTAAATCACTCGAACAGCTTGGACTACTCGGCTGGGAGGAGATCGCTAAGGGTCTCACGGCCATGCTGGGTGCGCTCGGAATCATATCCGCGGCGTTGTTCATCATTCCGCCGGACGCAGTCGCTGGAGCCGCGGGCATCTTGCTTGTATCTCTGTCACTGGGCCTTATCGCCACTGCTCTTCAAACCATGGCCACCATGGGTTGGGAGGAGATCGGTAAGGCGGTAACAGTTCTAGTCACTTCTCTGGCTGCTATATCTGCAGCCATGATCCTGATGACCGGAACGCTTCCGGGTGCGGCTGCACTTCTGGTAGTAACTGCAGCATTGAACCTTCTGGCACCGGTGCTTCTGACTTTCGGTCAGATGTCCTGGGAAGCCATAGCAAAGGGTCTCCTTACACTGGTCGGCGTATTTGCCGTTCTCGGTGTGGCGGGGCTTCTTCTGGCTCCAGTGGTCCCTGTATTGCTTGCTCTTGGTGCAGCTATCACGCTTCTTGGTGTGGGCGTACTGGCTGTCGGAGCTGGCGTTCTTCTGTTCGCGACTGCGCTCACAGCGTTGAGTGTGGCCGGTGCAGCAGGGGCTGCGGCATTGGTGGCTATCGTAACGGCAATGGTCGGTCTTCTCCCGATGGTGGCGAAGCAAATCGGCCTGGCGGTTATTTCGTTCGCTCAAACGATCTCCAAGGCCGGACCGGCGATCACTAAGGCGATCACTACCGTACTGCTGGCACTCATCAAGGCTATCGGGACGCTTACCCCGAAGATCGTGACGACGCTTCTCCGGCTTCTTACGATGATGCTTCAGCAACTCGCCAACTATGTACCCAAGATGGTCGTAGCGGGCTTGAAGCTGATCACAGGTATCCTCACTGGTATCGCCAATAATCTTCCAAAGGTTATTGCTGCTGCCGCTAAGGTTATCGTGGCATTCCTTGATGGGATCGGTAAGGCTCTGCCCAAGATCATCGATTCTGGTGTAAAGCTCATCATCAGCTTTATCAATGGTGTGACGAAGGCGATCAACTCGCACTCGGCAGAGCTTGGTAAAGCCGGTGGAAGACTCGCTGTGGCCATGATCAAGGGTATGGCTAAGGGTATCGCCGCGGGTGTCGGCGAAGTTGTCAGTGCGGCTAAGCATCTCGCTGGGTCTGCAATTAGTGCAGCCAAGAGTGCGCTCCACATCAACTCTCCTTCTAAGGACTTCATCAAGATCGGTAACTCGGTCAACGAGGGTTTCCTTAAGGGTCTGAAGAGTGGAGACAAGGACAAGGTCGACAAGGCCTTCAAGGACCTTCGCGATCAGGTCAAGACTGCCATGACGGAATCCGCCAAGGACATCGAGACTCTGCAAGCGAAGCTCAAGAGGCTGACCCACGCTCGTCACAAGGACAACGACGAGATCAAGAAGACCAAGGCCGCTCTTGCACAGGCAAAGAAGGAGCATGCCGCTGAGGCTGCTGCTTACGAGCTCGTGAACAAGAAGCTGAAGGCCAAGCACGCCATCCTCGATGCTCTGGCACAGAGGTATGACAAGGTCACTGATGCTCTGAAGGCCGCGCAGGACAAACTGGCCGACATCATCAAAACAAGAGATGATTTCAAGAAGCAGATCATCGATCAGTACGACAATCTTCCGGACATCACTCCGGAAACACACGTTGCTGAATACGAAGCAGACCTGAAGACGCAGATTGAGAAGACTAAGCAGTTTGCGAATACTCTCCAGCGTCTGCGTGATCTGGGCCTGAACGATGAAGCGTATCGTCAGCTCCTTTCGAAGGGTACTGACGCACTTCCGTTCGCGAACGAACTCCTTGCCGGTGGTAAGGATGCGGTCAAGGAGATCAACAATCTCGACAGTCAGTTGGCTACGGCTGCCAAGTCTCTCGGGTCTCAGGCATCCAGCGAACTGTACGACGCCGCCGTTCACGCTGCAGAGGGACTCGTAAAGGGTCTCCAGAAGCAGCAGAAGGCTATCCAGAAGGAAATGGATGCCATAGCAGTCTCGATGGTCAAGGCTATCAAGAAGGCTCTTGGGATCAAGTCTCCTTCGCGGGTCTTCATGGAGATCGGTAAGTTCTCGGCCAAGGGTCTCGCACAGGGGCTCAAGGATTCCACCGGAATCATCGAAACCTCTGCATCCAGCATGGGTATCGCAGCCACAGACTCGCTGAAGAAGTCTCTGAGCAACATGGCCGACATGGTGACAAGCAATATCGACGCCAAACCCGTAGTCACCCCTGTCCTGGACCTGTCCAGTGTCAAGAAGACTGCTGGAGACGTCGGAAGACTTCTCGCCGGTAATACGATCTCGGTCGACTCTGCCTATTCCAAGGCAAAGGCTATTTCCGAGGCACGTATGTCGAACGTATCTGCCGAAAACCCCGGGGGAGAAATTCCGACAAAGTCGGTCACGTTCAACCAGTACAACAACTCTCCAAAGGCTCTCTCGCCCGCGGAAATCTACCGTCAGACGAACAACCAACTGTCCAAGGCGAAGGGAGCTCTGGCTGATCTGTGATCACCAAGGTTGAAGCCCGTACTCCTGACGGAGACGTTCTCGTCCTTTCTCTGGACGCTGAAGTTGGCGTACTCGTCCAGGAGATAAACGGACTAGATCCGGTAAAAGCGTCTATCACTTCTTCGAAGTACGCAACGTCCGATGGAGGCAGGCTCCAGAGTACGAGGCGAGACGCACGCAACATCACCATGAAGCTGGGTCTTGAGCCTGACTATGTCGTGGATTCTGTCCGCGAACTCAGGACCCGGCTTTACGGGTTTTTCATGCCGGAAGCTCAAGTCAGTTTGCGGTTTTACATGATCGATGGCCTGACTGTGGATATTCAGGCAACTGTGGAATCCTTCGATTCGCCGATGTTCACCAAGACACCGACAGTCGATATTTCACTGCTCTGTTTCGAGCCGGACTTCTTGGCTACCACCCCCACGGTAGTGTCCGGTAACACAGTCTCTGGTGCATCAGAAACGTTGCTCCAGTATCCTGGATCTTCGGAAACCGGGTTCGAATTCAAACTGAATCTGAACCGTTCACTGTCGGCATTCACGATCTACTGCAGGGCCCCAAACGGATCCATATCCACCTTCGACTTTGCCGCATCCTTGGTGTCCGGAGACGTGCTTACATTCAGCACCGTCGATGGCAACAAGAGCGTCATCCTCAGAAGATCGGGTGTTGATTCGTCTCTGCTGTACGCGATGTCGTCACAATCAAGCTGGCTCAAGCTGTTCCCCGGAGACAACCATATTCGGGTGTATGCAACTGGGGCTGCCATTCCCTATACGCTTACTTACACAGCCCGATATGGAGGTCTGTAATGGAAGTGTTCATCCTCGACAGTCTCTACCGTCGACAAAGTGTGATCGACCGATACGAATCCCTTATTTGGACCGAAAGGTTCTCAAGCGTTGGGGATTTCCAGCTTGTCATAGCTTCGACCCTCGAGAACCGAAACAGGCTCAAGACCGGTGTGAGGCTGGGCATCCAGGAGTCTTATCGTGTCATGACGATAGAGACTGTCGAGGACTCGACAAACGACAATGGTGAAAGAGTTCTCGAAATCAAGGGAACCTCGCTCGAGGCCATTCTCGACAGTCGAGTTGCTCGTTCATCCACGGCGGATCTAACGACCACACCCAAGTGGGTCATAACGGATACGCCTGTCAACATCGCGAAGAAGATCTTTCACGATGTGTGCGTCACAGGGGTAGTGGATGCCGCGGATGTAATCCCTCTCATCAACGAGACGAGTATATTCCCGGCTGACACCCTCCCTTCCCCTACCGACGTGGTTACTTACGAGATCGAGCCCAAAACGGTCTACGAGGCGATTGTCGGTATTTGTGAGCTGTATCTGATGGGGTTCCGTCTTATTCGGAACTTCGATACTGGTCAGCTCTACTTCAACGTCTACATGGGTAGTGATCGAACTACGCATCAGACGACTCTTCCCGCAGTCGTGTTCAGCCCCGGGATGAACAATCTCGAGAACACATCCGAGTTGTTCTCCACAGCCGCATACAAGAACGTGGCTTACGTCATGTCCCCGGTCGGCTTTCAGATTGTTTACGCATCTGGTGCTGACTCGAGTACAGCGGGATTCGATCGCCGTGTGTTGGTCGTAAAGGCTGACGATATTACAGACCCCACACCGTCTGTGGCGACGGCTCAGATGATCCAGAGAGGCATGGAGGAACTGGCGAAATGCCGTCGGTACCAAGGCTTCGACGGAGAAGTCAGTCAGTACAGTCAGTACAAGTACGGCGTCGATTACAACCTTGGTGACTTGGTCGAGACACGCGGTTCTGAGGGTAACGGGAACGTCATGAAGGTCACGGAGCATATTTACGTGTCTGACGAGAATGGTGTTCGCTCTTATCCGACGCTGTCGGTTCTCGACTTCGTCACGCCGGGATCGTGGCTCTCTGTACCGATCAACAAGGTATGGACCGATTACGATTCCACCCAGTTCTGGGCCAACCAACCCTGATATTTGTAGCGAAGGAGGTTTGCCATGCCTATTGGAGATGACGCATCAGCACAAGGTTATCCTCTCGTACCGGATACGGGGGAAGCCGGACGTGTTCGTTACGGCGGTCAGGAAATCAACCTCACTCGAGACTTCGTAGCTCGATTGAAGGTCTTGATCCCAGGCAGCAAGTCGGCTTACCGAGACGCTTCGGGCATATCCTCGGGCACTGCCGATCCCACCGGTGGTAACGACGGCGATATCTACTTCAAGATCCTGCCTTAGGCGGTAACGTGACGACAGTCTGGAGTAAAACCACTGGCTCTACTGGAAAGATGGAGATCCGGGACACCGGCGGAGACGTCGAGTTCTGGTTCAAAGCCGGATATTCCAGTGACTGGTACAACGGTCTTCAGTTCTCGTACACCGCCAACGGTAGTACGACGAACAAGACTATTGATTACCCTACGGGAGCCGATTGGTACAAGATCGGTGAACGTAACGTAACTGATTCCCAGACCGTCACGTTCAAGCTGATCACCGACACCGATATTTCGGGCATCGGTGGACCGACGACGTTCAGTCACGCGATTACTCGTGACACGGCTCCGGACGCGCCTAGTAAGCCCGCTCTGTCGGGCGTCACATCCAACTCTGTGGTCGTTAAGTTCACAGACGGAGATAATGGCGGAGACGCTATTGACGCCCGACAGATCGCTTATGATGAAGACTCAAGCGTATCCGGGGCGACCATCGTCAGCTCTGACGGATCTACAACAATCAGTGGTCTCACCCCGGGAGTGACATATTACTTCTGGGCCAGAACGCATAACTCTAAGGGCTACAGTCCTTGGTCAGCGTCATCAAGTATCAAAACGCTCAAAGTTCCGGATGCACCGAGCACTCCACTTCTGTCGAGCATCACGGCCACGAGTGTAGATACATCGTTTACCGCGAATGGTAATGGTGGATCTGCAATCACCGGTTTTCAGCTCGGTTACGGAACCAGTTCCACAACCCCTACGACCATCGTCAACGCCTCCTCTCCGCAGGTTATTTCAGGCCTTACACCCGGTACCAATTACTACGTATTTGCACGGGCTAAGAGTGCTGTGGGGTACAGCGCATGGTCAGCGCCAGCTAGCTTCAGGACCGTTGCAGGAGCCTATATCCGTGTAGGTACGGCGATGAAGCTTGCCGTTCCATACGTACGGGTAGGTGGCGTATGGAAGCGAGCCGAACCCTGGGTTCGTGACAGTACCGGAGTCTGGAAGAGGACCATTTAGTGCATAGGGGAGGAAAGTTCGTATGTCAGACGTCTGGTTCAGGACTGTCGTGATCATCTTTGGCTCTGTGATGGGGTCGGGAGGATTCTGGGCATTCCTTCGTAGTAGAGACACCCGAGCCAATGCCCGTACCCGTCTGATGATGGGTATCGCTTATGACCGGATCACTACCTTGGGTATCCAGTATATTGAGCGCGGCTCGGTCACCAAGGACGAGTACGAAGACCTGTACCGTTATTTCTTTGAGCCGTACAAGGCTTTGGGAGGCAATGGCACGGCCGAACGCATCATGAACGACGTTCGTAACCTCCCGTTCAGATCTCACAATCAGCATCCGGATATATTCCGCAACCGTGAAGAAGGATGGGTCAACCATGTCCGAGTCATCGCGCCACGCGAAGGTCAAGACACCCCTGTTGAATGACGCCTCCTATGCGGCGGTCAAGCATGGGGCAGCGCTCGTACTGCCTGCGCTCGGGGCTCTGTATTTTGCCCTGGCTCAGATCTGGCATCTTCCGAATCCCGAAGAGGTAATCGGAACGATCGCCGCGGTGAACACCTTCCTCGGTGTCGTACTCGGAGTGGCGACCAAGTCGTACAACAACAGCGACACCAAGTATGCCGGTGATGTGGCTTTCGAAGCCGTCGACGGCGATGAGACGACCAAGCGGATGGTGGCTCGTCTCAACACACACCCTCAGGTGATCGCGTCCATGAACGAGGCTCGATTCAGGGTGGTTGACTAAATATGCTCGGTAAGGATGAGATCGAGAGCCGTTTCGGATTCCACAAGGCAACGATCGAAGGAGCGAATGCTACCGCTCCGATGCATGCCGGACTCCGGAATCGGTTCAAGCACTTCGCGAGTCTGCTCGACGATATTCTCGAGGATGGTCGAGAGAAATCCATAGCGATGACGTGTCTCGAAGAGGCTTCTATGTGGTCGCACAAGGCTGTAGCCAAGACCGCACCGGTGATCAAGGAATAACACCAGTCACAGGGGTCGCACGATTTACAGGCCCTATAATGAGACCCCTACGATTGGATGGATCATGAACATCCCGTTCAAGAAGACCGAACCCACCAAGCTCGAAGAGGAACTGGATCGTCTGCTGACCGAACTCCACAACGAGGAGCCCGACTCCGAACGGTACTCCGCTATCGCCGACCAGGTGGCCAAGCTCTACAAGCTCAAGGAAGTTGATTCCAAGAACAATCTGAGCAAGGACGCTGTGCTGTCGTCGATCTCGAGTATCCTCGGTATCGCGCTCATCGTCGGATACGAGCACGGACATGCCGTTACCACGAAGGCTTTCTCGTTCGTGACCAAGAACCGATAATTCTGAATCACCACCCGCAGGTCTAAAACAGACGGCGTGTAGACCCCTAACAAGGTTTACACGTCGTTTGTTTTTTCGCATGGTTTACAAGGGGTATAATGAGACCCCCTATAGATTGGAAAATTCATGCGAAATGTTGGTGGTAAAGCCGCGCTCGCATACATCATCTCTTGCCTTGCCCTCTGTGGCATATTCGTACTCAAGGGTAGCGTATCCATGGCGAAAGCCAGTCGAGCTCAGAAGCTCGAGAAGGACGCCCAGAACTACGCAACCTACCAAGTATTGAAGTTGTTCATGGATGACAAGGTGAAGACGAAGGATGATATGGAGCGCGAATACCAGTTCGCTTACATGAACTACCGAGCACATAATTGATCTCAAAAGCCCGCCCCGCAAGGGGTTTGGGTTAAGCATTTCCTCGCAAATTTTACAGGGGCTATAAATGAGACCCCTACGTTTGGAGCGAAATGCTTAAAGCACTACTTCGTAGTATCAGCTTCTACGCGTTCACGACGCTGAATTTGATCTACGCCTACCGAGCCCTCAAGCGTGAAGCCGTTAAGCTGGCTGAGACCGAGAAGGCTAGCAACAAGTGGCACTACGTTGCTATCAGGATGGCACGTGGAGAGTACAACATCAGCGGTGAAGGCTTGGAAAGGATCTACTACGACTTCAAGTTCAACGACGTTGCCGCTCAATACCATGCACCAGCAGCAACAGTGAAGTTTGTCAGGGTGAAGCCCCAGAAGGAAGGCTGATCACAGCAGTCTCATAGCTAAGGCCCGGCCCCACACGGGCTTTAGCTTTCGCCCATTTGTCCTAATTCGCACGGAATACAAGGCCTATAATGAGACCCCTATTGATTGGACAAACCATGCCCGCTCCCCGTTTCGACATCAACTTTGCTCAGCAGCAGATCGTTAGCCCGCTGGCTGACCTCAACCGCGCCATCGACGAGATGAACCGCGATCGCAAGATCGCCAACATCCGTCTGATCGGTACGTGCGTAGGTTTCGCCATTGGTGCAGCAACCGCTGTCGGCATCATGATCAAGAAGTAAGACCGACAAACTAACCATCAAAGATCTCAACGCCCAGCCCCGCAAGGGGTTTGGGTTTCGTCAAAATGAGAGTGTTCTCTAAAAGGTCGCATGTAATACAAGGCCTATAATGAGACCCCTACGAAAGGTTTGCGTCATGCTCATCTACTTCGTGATCGCGATCGTCATGTTCGCTCTCGGCTACGTTGCCGCCCTCATCAAGACCAACTCTACTATGACCCGCGTCGTGAACTCCTCTCTTAAGGAGGCCGACCGAATCAAGAAGGTTGCTCACAAGGAAGGCTGGGACATGGCTCTGAACGACCGCTCGATGATCGCATCCAAGTACCACGAGTACTACCCGGACAAGAAGTAGTCTCAACACCCAGCCCCGCAAGGGGTTTGGGTTTCGCACGTTTTACAAGGGCTATTATGAGACCCCTACTACGATTGGAATCATTATGAAAAAGATCCTTTACACTCTAGGTGTTGTCGCCCCCTTTGCCATTCTACAAACCGTCATACTCATGAAGGACCACGCCGAACGCAAGCGCATTAATCGAACCATAGCTGAGAACTGTGCTCGTAACTACGCCAACTCCGTCATTTGGAGGATGTATCTGGATGACAAAATCCGGGACGATGAACACAAAAAGATCGAATGGACTTTTGCTTACACAACCCATCTTCTAGAGAATCACTAAACGAGCCCGCCCCGCAAGGGGTTTGGGTTTCGCACAGTTTACAAGGCCTATAATGAGACCCCTACTACGATTGGACCATCATGCTCTTTGGACGAAACAAAGACCGCGCGATCCAGGTTAAGATGGTCAAGACCCCCAAGGACGGAGATTCCTCCACGAACAGCCACATCACTGTCGACCCTGAAACTGTCAAGCTCATTGCTGAGCGAAGCAAGGAAGTGTTGAAGGTCGGTGCCGCTGTCGTGATCGGAATCTACGCAGCCATCAAGGCGATTGACACAGCTAGCCAGATCGCGGTCAAGAAGACACGAAGCGCTGACAACGACTAGTAAAACCTCAACCCGCCCCGCAAGGGGTTTGGGTTTCGTCAAAATAGGAGTGTTCTCTAAATGTTCCGACGCAAAAAGAAGTTCTTCTACGTTATGACCATCGAATCCCCGTCGGTAAACCGCAAAGGCACTATCAGTGCATGGATCAAGTGGCAAGAATCAAGCGAGGAGCTATACAAATACTTGTTCGAGGACGCTTGTAAGCATATCGGTACAGATCCCAAATATACATACACTATGTTCTGGACGGTGATACCTTTCAAATTCTAAAATTTTCCGCCGGGGAAAATTCGGTAGAACCTCGCAAATAATACACGGCCTATAATGAGACCCCTACCGATTGGAATCGACATGCCCTTCGCCAAGATTGCTGCTGTCGCCGCTGTTTCGAGCGTTGCTGCTCTGATCGGAGTTTATGCCTATGGCACTAAGCTCCTGATTGAGGAGGACGCCAAGAAGCAGTGTGACGACATCTTCGCACTCGCTCGCGAATTGTACGCCGAGAAGAACCGCGCCTGATTTCTCAAAAGCCTCTGAACCCCACAAGGGGTTTATGCTTTCGTCAAATAAACGGAGTAGTAATGAATCGCAAAATGCTTACCGTCGCCACAACCATCGTCGTATTCGCATTCAAATACCAAAAACGTGAGATGAAGCGAGTACACGACGCAGCATTCGACAACGGCTGGGAAAGCTGCAAGAAGTACTACAACATCAAGGACAACGATGAGGATGAATCATGAACGACAAAGTCAAGGCTGACGCGATCCTTTTCGCGATCATTCTTGGCTTCATCATCATGATCTCGGAGAACTACGAGCTAGCACTTATGTTCTTCGTAATCGCCTGGTCTATCAAATTCTACAAGCGCTAATAGGCCTCGCACAAAAAACAAGCCCTATAATGAGACCCCTACGATTGGAGACATCATGCCCAACGCCAAGAACTCCACCACCAAGCCCCTCTCCCCCGAAGAGGCCGCTCGCATCGCTGCTGTCAAGAGCGACATGAGGAAGACGCTGCTCAAGTACATCGTCATCAAGACTGTCGTCGTTGTCGGCATCGGCGTGATCGCCGGAATCGCGAAGAAGGCTATCGAGGTGGACATTCCCACCGAAGGCTGATATTCCCCGTAAGACCTCAACAGCTCAGACCCCCACAAGGGGTTTGAGTTTCGCGAAAGGGATATTTCGTGGAGAAATTCACGATCAACGACAAGTGGCGAACTAAGACTCGCTGCGAACTCAGAGCCTTGGTCGCGAAACTCGACCACGTCATGGTGACCA